GAAGCAAGTGAATCGGGTACTAGTATCCAAATTCATTCAAGGAATGGCAGTCTAAACTGTTGTTTTTCGGCAACACGCTGGTTGACAAATAGGCCAGTTGTGTTATACTATATGTATCTTGTGAATTGAAGAGGTTTTTTATATTATGAATCGTGCTCAGAAAAAAGAAATGTTTATTAATGCTTTAGTATTGTCTGGTAAAGACCAAGTTACTAAAACAGAAATTACAGAAATTTGTGAAAAAATTGATATTGCTCATCCGTACTGGTTTACGAATGATGAGAAAAACAAAGTTACTAGAGGTATTTACAAAGTGCCAGCATTTGGTGTTACTGCTAGTCCCGTAATCGAAATGGCTGCTCAAATATTACCTATGACCAAACATGTAGAAAAATCAGATAATCGTATTCAGAATGTTCAAACAGATTTGGAATCTTCTGATTTAGTTCCAAAATCATATAAAAATTATGTGCCATTTGGCAACTTTGTAGATGTGCTTGCAATTGTAAATGCACACCGTTTCTTTCCTGTTTTTATTACTGGTCATTCTGGTAATGGTAAAACAATGTCAATTGAACAGGCATGTGCCAAAGCAAAACGTAAATTCGTTTGCGTATCAATGACACCAGAAACCGATGAAAGTGATTTGCTTGGTAACTATGTACTGATTAATGGTAATATGGAATGGCGTGATGGTCCTGTGACCACTGCTGCTCGTCAAGGTGCCGTTTTGTGTATTGACGAAATTGATTATGGTGCTCAGAATCTTTCCTCATTGCAACGTGTGCTTGAGGGCAAACCATTCATGCTGAAGAAAAAAGGCGAATTGATTACACCTGCACCTGGTTTTACTGTATTCGCTACTGCCAATACTAAAGGTAAAGGTTCTGATGATGGTCGTTACATGTTTACTAACGTGCTTAACGAAGCCTTCTTGGAAAGATTCCGTACAACAATGGAACAAGAATTTCCTCCTGTTAAGATAGAGCGTAAGATTATCGAAAAAGAATTGACCTCTGTCGGTCGTGCCGATGATGAATTCGCTGAGAAACTTGTTACATGGGCTGATGTGATTCGTAAAACATTCGCCGATGGTGGTTGTGACGAAGTGATTTCAACCCGCCGTTTAGTGCATATCGTTGAAACATTCGGTATCTTTGGTGATAAGATGAAGGCAATTGGTCTTTGTTTGAACCGTTTTGATGATGACACTAAGGCATCATTCCTTGATTTGTATACCAAAGTTGATGCGGGTGCAAACACCGAAACAATTCTTGCCTCTACAATTACACCTGAAGAAGTTCAGACACCCGATGAAGAAGTTCCCTTTTAATTAAGGCAATGGTGTGTTATTTGCCTTAAAAAGCATTGACACACCTTTTTTATTGTGTTATACTTATACATCATTTGAGAGATGAGGCGCCTCTCAGATAATTCTTTTTAATGCGACTCGTTTTTATCATGGAGATATTATGTCTACAAAATCTAAAGTTCTTTCCTACCTTTCTAAAGAAGGTTCTTACAACACTTTGACCGCAAACAAAATGCAGTCAGTATTCGGTGTTGCAAACCCATCCGCAACTATCAATGAGTTGCGTAATGAAGGTAATGCAATCTACTTGAACACTCGTATCAATACAAGTGGTGACAAGGTTGCTTTCTACCGTTTGGGTACACCAACTAAGCGCATGGTCGCTGCAGGCATCGCCGCAATTCGTTCCACAGGCGAACGTGCTTTTGCCTAAAATTTCTTAGGAAAAGTTGAGAGGATAGGATATATAAAGTATCCTCTCCTCTTTTTTATTTTATGGGTACATTATGGAAATACAAGTTAAACTAGAAGAATTAAAGCAACATAAGTTATTTGTTGCCACTCCAATGTATGGCGGTATGAACCACGGACTTTATATGAAGTCCTGTTTAGACTTACAAACAACAATGCACCGTTATGGTATTGAAATTAAGTTTTCTTTCCTGTTCAACGAATCATTGATTACTAGGGCTCGCAACTATTTGGTTGACGAATTCCTACGCACAGACTACACACACATGCTGTTCATCGACAGCGACATTCACTTCAATGCACAAGACGTAATTGCTTTGTTAGCACTTGATAAAGATGTTATCGGTGGTCCTTATCCTAAGAAGTCAATGAATTGGGGTAACATTGCTACTGCAGCTCGTAACCATCCTGACCTTGACCCTAAAGAACTTGAAGCACTTGTTGGTGAATATGTTTTCAATGTGGTTAAAGGCACACAACAGTTCCAAGTAACAGAACCATTAGAAGTTATGGAAATTGGAACAGGTTACATGATGGTAAAACGTCATGTGTTTGATAAAATGAAAGAAGAATATCCTTCTATTCGTTACAAACCAGACCATGTTGGTCAAGCCAACTTTGATGGTTCACGTTATATTCACGCTTACTTTGATACTGTAATTGACACCAAAGAATCTATTGTTGGTGGTGGTTCTGACCGCTATCTATCAGAAGATTATATGTTCTGTCAACTGTGGCGCAAAATGGGTGGACAAATTTTCTTGTGTCCTTGGATGAAAACACAACACATTGGTACATACGCCTTTACTGGTAATATGCCTGCTGTTGCACAGTACACAGGAAAACTATAATGGTCGATGATGTTGTTAAAGCTTCACAAACTGCAACAACAGGTGGTCGTAAATTTGATGGTAACAAACTAGAATTTGGTTTGTTACCACCTCTTGCACTTGAAGCTACTGTTGATGTACTGACGTTTGGTGCTCAGAAGTATGAAAGAGATAATTGGAAAAGAGTACCTGATTCAAAACGCAGGTATTACGATGCACTTCAACGGCATCTTTGGGCATGGAAGAAGGGTGAGATTCTTGACCCTGAATCTGGCAAACATCACTTAGCACACGCTATGTGTTGCCTCATGTTTCTATATGAACATGATACAATGTATTCTTTGGATACATAAATTTTTTGGAGTTATATTATGAAATTATCAACTGAAACAATCTCCGTCTTAAAGAACTTCGGTGCCATCAATCAAGGCATCTTGTTCAAAAAAGGCAAGACACTTAAAACAGTTTCTTCACACAAGAACATTCTTGCTGAAGTTACAATCAAAGAAGATATTCCCGCAGAGTTTGGAGTTTATGACCTAAACAATTTCCTGTCGGTTGTATCTTTACACAAAGACGACCCATCATTTGAATTTGATGAGAAACATGTTGTTATCTGTGGCAACAAAGGCCGTTCTAAAATCAAGTACCGCTTCTGCGAACCTACTATGATTGTTACACCACCAGAGAAAGCACTTGCAATGCCTGACCCTGAGATTAACTTTGGTTTAACTGCTGAAGATTTTGATTGGGTTCTCCGTGCCGCTTCTGTTCTTTCTTCACCACAAATTGCAATCGAATCTGATGGCAAGAAAGTTTCAATTATCACATTGGACTTGCAAAACGATTCTGCACATACCGATGCACTTGATTTGACTGATGGTGATGGCAGTAAGTATCGTATGGTTTTCAAAACAGAAAACTTGACCAAGATTCTACCTGGTGCATATGATGTAAAAATCTCATCAAAAGGTGTTTCACACTTCCAACACAAAAATACACCACTTCAATACTGGATTACAACCGAGTCTGGTTCTAAGTTTGAAAAGGCTTAATCATGGAACAGAGGCGTAATTTCCTAAGAGGTGCAGGAATTATAGGTGCCTTTGTAGTTGGTGCTGCTTCTTATAGACAAGTGAAAGAAATGGCTAATGAACATAAGGACATTAGCCATCTCGCACCACCAAAAGAAGCAACAACAATTCAGTTTACAGGTGCATATGGTGAGAAACCTAAAGCACCAGAACCAACTATGGGTCAACATACATTCTATGTCAATGGTTGGAATCAAGAAGTTACTCATAAGGTTGCTATGACTGTCGGTAAAGACAATCGTTTGTGGATGAAAATCGGTGATGAATGGCACAGAGTTGCTATTGAATCCTGATATGAATTATTTTATTATGAAAGAGGTGAATTGTGGAACATTTATTGTGGACAGAGAAGTATCGCCCTCAAACAATTTCAGATTGTATTCTACCTGAGCGGTTAAAAAAACCATTTCAGGAATATGTTAATCAACATAAT